CCGTTTTCCATAATGGCATGGAATAAAATCGGACGACCAGTGATACTAGCCAACGCGAAAACGATACAGTCTTCAACTTCGCCATGATGTTCTTTAAGATCATAGAGATACTCTCTCCTGATCTGTGCGTAAGTCACAGGAATATTTGCGTTCAGATATGCCATTTAGCATAAAATCCTTTTAATATAGAATTAATAAAACAATTACTACTGCTACAGCAATAGAAATTTTCTTATGAGCCAATACTAATGCCCATAATTTTTTTGCTTGTTCCATGTTTCCTCCTATTTTATACTACCCCAATTGGGGCCAGATTCATAGTCTACTTTGTTAGGAATTTCAAGGGTTACGGCGTTCTGCATAATGTTTTTTATTTTGGTTGCTTCTTCTATATTATGCACAGAAATGTCTAATTCATCATGAACTTGAATATGAGGTATAATTTTTTCTTTATATAATTCAATCATGGCTTTTTTAGTCATATCTGCTGCTGATCCTTGTATTAATTTATTTAATGCTTTGTAAGTATAAGCTCGTTTGATCCCTGGTCCGTGTTCCAAGAGCGCTTGATCATGAGGTAATGCTTTATGAATCCCGAACTGATTAGGTTCCCACAAAGGAAATCGGCACAATCGACCGAGTAAAGTTCTTATTTTTCCACTATTTTGGGCACGTTCCATAACGGCATACATCAGTTGTTTTACAAAAGGAACCTTGGTATGGTACTGGTTAAAAATTTCTGCAGCTTTTTCTTTATTAACTCCTAGTTCAGCTTGTAATTTATTCTTTCCCATTCCATAAAATAATCCTAGATTAATGGTCTTAGCTTGAAGTCTAGGAATATTGGCCATATCGGCTACAATACTATGAAAGTCTGCGTTTCCTTCTTTATAGGTATCTATAACTTTTTCTATTCCGATCAAATTTTGAAGAGAAGCATAATGTACCACCAACCTAGGCTCTTGTTGATTATAGTCAAAACAACCCCATGTATGGCCTTCCTCAGGGAGGAATAAAGACCTGATCCGTGGTCCAAGATCTTTGTTACGTGCTGGGATCTGTTGAAGGTTCGGGTTACTATAACTAAATCTTCCGGTTACCGTCCCCCCATTATCTCCTCTGAGCTGATTAATCTCCGCATAGATACGACCGTTGTGCGTGTGTTTAAGGATCGTATCAATAAAGGTGGTATGGGCCTTATTAATTTCTCTGGCTTTGGCAATCTTTTTAACAATAGGATCTGGGTGATTAACTAAAAAATTTTTAGTGAAGGAGGGCGCTTGAGTCTTGGCCGTACGATCATAGGGTAATTTAAGTTTATCAAAGACTTGAGCAATAGATCGAGCTGCCCAAATCTGAACATCAATGTTCGTGCTTTGTTTTACTTCATGAAGCAATTTTTTCTCTTGTTCCATCAATGTTTCCTTTTCGATCGCTGCTTGTTCCTGATTTACACGCACTCCGAGAAAGCGCATATCAACCAAACAAGGAAAGAGTTCGGTTTCCATTTTGAAAATAGCTTCAATATCTTGATGTTTAATTTCTTTTTTTAATTCTTGCCATAGCGCTAAGGTCAATTCAGCATCACGCTGAGCATAGGCTCCAACATACATGGCCGGTAGTTTATACATTTCTTGTTTTGGATCTACGCCCCATTCTTTGGCTGCATTATAAAGAGCTCCTTCATCTTTCCCCTGTCCTGTGTAGCGACGGGCACAATGATTCAGATCATAACGTAATTGATTTTCGTCGACTAAAGCTGACGCAATCATAGTATCAACAACGTCACCACCAATGGCAATATTGCCCAAGGTCCTGATCCAACAAATATCATACATGGCATTATGAAAAACTTTAATGGCGTCCGTCTGTAGAACAGTTCTAAACCATTCCAGAACTTTTTTTCTGTCCATATTGCCTCCGCCTTCATGGGCAATCGGATAATAACCAGACCAGTCTTTAACGGCGACCGCAATGCCTGTAATAGCACCTTCTCCCCTCACGGCTCCTGATCCCATTTTTAAAAGATTGATGTCTTTCGTCTCTAAATCAATAGCAATTTCATCGTACTTAGATAAATTAGGAAAGGTTTCTGGAGGAAGCCATTCGGTTTGTGGTTTAAATAGAGGGGGTTGAATACTCATTTGTAATCTCTTTCAATAGCCATATCAATATAGTGTTTAGCTTTTAGTAAATCTTGTTTTTGTCCTTTCTGTTTATGTCTGCATAAATATTTTATAGCATTTCCTTCTGCAAACGGTAAATTATTTTTATTAATAAATTCGGATGGCTGAATTTTCATAGAAGCATAATGATCTCCTCCAATTTGTTTATCGTATACACTCATAGTTGATAACTTTTATAAACATCTTTAGGTTCCACAATATGCAGATGTTCTTTGGTTCGTGTTGCACCTACATAGAATAATCGATTAACTTCATCAGGTCTTTTTTCGTATTCCTCATAAGTTCGTCTTGTTAAATCGGTGAGAAGAACTACATTTTGACATTGCCCTCCTTTAGCTCCATGAATAGTAGAGAGCGTAATTCGTGGATCTTGATTCAGTTTTTCTCCATTTTGTCTCATTTTTCGAATATAAGAAACGCGTCTAAAAGGTGCTTCGTCTAAGGCTTCGTACCAAACTTTCTCTGTAAGCAGCCCGTATTTTTTTTGGCAATCTTTTAAAGAATAAAAATCACTTTTATTCATCAAGGCGATTTTTTCTTTTTCTAATTGTCGGGGGCTGATATAACTAAAAATATTAGAAATAGTTTGATAATCTAGCGTTCCACCTTTTCGCCATTTTTCCCATTGCGTAATGGATTCATAGAGATCTGATTCATATCCTTTTTTAAATTTATTTTTATAAAAATATCCTTTTTGATAAAGAATGTCTTCTAATTCATCTAACAAAGACCGTGTTCTAGTGAGCACTAACCATTCTCCATGAGACATATCGATGTCTCTAAAGTCAGAATAAATAGTTAATTTTCCTTCTTTCATTTTAGGTTTCCACAATTTAGGAATTCGATTATTAACTTTACTAATAATTTTCATTGCTAGTTCATGAATCTTGGCGGGGACACGATGGGATTGAGTGAGTCTAATAAATTTTCCATCGAGGGCAATGAAACTATCTACGTCAGCACCCGCCCATTTAAAAATAGCTTGATCGTCATCACCCGCTATATAATTATCTGTTGTTCTATTCCATATAGTCTTAACCATCTTCCATTGCATTAAGGATAGATCTTGAGCCTCATCAATAAAGACAACATCAAAATTAGGAGACGAATTTGACTTAATAAAATTTAAAATCATATCATTGAAGTCTACAAGACCATATTCTTTTTTATATCTTTCTAGTTCATTGGCGATAATCTTAAGTTTATTAAATTCCACATCCTGCGTATGTTCTTTTAAATCATATTGTTTTTCAAAAGATATATTTCTGAGTTTTGCTAATTGAATAATTCTTAGGTAATCACTCTTGGTTGAAAAAATCCCATTCATTTCTTGTTCATTCTCTTCATAGTCTACTGGAAAGCCTAATTTGTTTCCTAAATCTGCGTAGTGTCTTTTTTCCATTACGTTTTGTTTTTGAATTCCCAAACGTCTAAAGGCAAGCGAATGCAAAGTTCTAAAATATGGAAGATCCTCTTCGGTTAAGTTAAATTTAGCAATTGCTCGATCACGTGCTTCATGGGCAGCTTTTCTAGTGAAGGCAAAATATCCGATTCGATTGGGGTTTATTTTTTTTAAATATTTCTCTACAAGATTAAGAAGAGTGGTGGTTTTTCCAGTTCCAGGTGGCCCGAGTACAATTGTTTTCATTAGAAAGATTCCTTGGGTTTTAATTCTTTAGGTTTATAATCATCTGGTGGTTTTTCAAATGAGTTTGTGATGGTGACGGTTGGTCTATTCTTTCCTATTGTTATACGATCCGTAGTACAACCGCATTCTTCCTTGAGCATCTGACTTGTTTCTTGAAACTTAACGTCCCATCTTCTTCTTTGCAGGAAGCCGTAATAAAAAGAATCAAACAAGAAATAATGTTTTCCATTTTTAGTGTAGACACTTCCGTTTTTAATATCTTCTTTTTCTACACTTGAAGATCCACGATTCGTGCAAAATTCTTCTAAATGATTTGTCAGTTGATCTTTTTTAGTTGTACCTGTAGGCGGAGTAATAACTTCTCGTGTGCTAAGTAATTGATTTACAAGGATTTTCCAGTCTTTGAGTTTCATGCTTGGCGGATATAATCCAATGCCTGCTATACACGCTTCTTCAAATAAGGACTGTTGTTTTAAATATTTAGCATTAGGGAGTTTAAGTCTTTTACCATCCACATTTAAATAATAATAAGGTTCTTCTAATTGAATTTCTTGAAGATCACTCAGCCCAGGAAACGTTGCAGCATTTCCTATACCATATTTTCTTTGTCTACATAAATCTTTATCACAGTAACTACACATCGGTTCTTCTTTACATAAAAATCCCCAGTCCTGTTTCGTGTGTTGACTTTTAATGGTATCAATTTCATGTTGATCCAGTTCCCCTACCATATAATCTTTATGAAACCAAGATATTTTTTCCTTCCAGTTCTTCCATTTCTTTTTAGCAAAGGTTGCAAAATGAAACAAAGCTAAATTTCTATTTGTAGCAATTTTGCTAGTAGCTAAAATTTCGATACAAGGGGGTCCATCCTTAAATTCTGATTCGACTCTTTTAAGTTGTATGTTTGCAACATCTTTAGGTTTGACACTGTAACATTCATATAAACTATAAAATTCTTCTAGATTAGCCGCGGTGCCATCAATTTTAAATGCGTAACGAGTTGTTTTATTCCCCTGAAAGTAAGGTAAATTTAAAAAGTTTCCAGTGTCTTCTTCTGATTTTAATTCTATTTGTTTAGGAAAGACTTCAGCATTTCCAAAACCCAAGATAGCTTTAATTTGATTTAATTTATCTCTTACTATTTTTACTTCAACATATTCTTTAATAAATAAAAAGATATGTGCCCCTCCACTTTTGGAACGACATACCACCAAAGGAAGTTCGAGTGTATGAATTTTATTAAGTAATTTTTTATGGTCAAAACCAGCATAAGAATCTATATCGATGCATCCCCATTTACATAGATCCTCTTCATTAATCGGAATAATGCCTAAGGTGGGTTCAATACCATTTAAATGATCTTCAAAATGTTGACGGGTGACAGTTTCTCTTTTAACAAAAGACTTTGTTTTTAATTTTACTCCATTTTTCGGAACTGAATTAATATAAGTGCAACCGTGTGCTCTTTTTAATCCTTCAAATATATTTATAAATTTATCTACCATCTATTACCTATTAAGAGAGGCGACCCCCTCTCGGTTGTCGCCTCCTCCTTGCAAGATATTCACCCTTGGTGAATTCTTTAATACGGAACGTCTGTATTAGTGTCAGAAGGCGAATGTTTAATTTGCACTGTCCCTTTGCCTAGTCTTTCAGCAAAGTTCTTTGCAACTTCATACGCACCTTTGTCTTTGATGGTATCTAATTTAGATACATCCCAACCATACCAAGTCCCTTTATCGTTAGACTGTTGAACAGTTTTTAATCGATAAATATAACTGTATAGTGGAGGTGTAAATAAACCATTCTTCCCCTGCATTTTACTACTCATCATCATTGTGTTCCATTTTTTGCTAATCTTTAATTGAGTAGCCTTCATAGAAATTAATGCTGTAGAAGGAGTTGAACCCGATAGTAAAACTACAAAGTGGTTCGCTGTATTTTCAAGATAGTTCCCGTTAGGTAATCTATCCTTATTCATTTTGTCTCGAGTGGTTTCCTTAATGATTCCACTGTTAACTTCATGAATTGCTACAGGAGCCCCCATGCTTGCTCCTCTATCCTGCCATTCAACATACTGTCTTTTATAAAAGACGGGTAGTACATTGATTTCATCATAGAGTTCAGCTGTGACAGTGTTATATATTTTTCCTGGTTCTGCACCAGCAGTATATTTACTGTCCTTCTTGTTTACTTCAGGAGATAATTGTCCCAAAACTTTCAGAAAAGGTAACGCTAGATCTTCCTGCGTAATATTCTGAGAGCCCGCATTTGCATCGGCTTCAAAATTTGTAGCTAATGCACCTGCATTTTCGCGTTTCGCGATTTGTGTTTCTTTGTTCATGGTTATTGTTTCCTTGTTATTTTGGTTCGGTTTCCTACGAACACGTTAAAAATATCCGTTGGCATTTCTTTTCCTGCCTCAATACGCTCACGGACGAGAGCCTTCAGGGTCATGGGTTCAACCTTCAACTTTTGTGTCGGTTGATACCCTTGACCCTTCGCAAGGTCAGCATATTTTGCTGCCTTGTTATCTTCGTTACGCCCAAAGGAAACGGAGATTTCGTTCTTTATGATATCCCCTAGGCCGTTGATACGAAGCCAGTTAAATGCTTTATCTCTGTTTTGAACAGTGATCGTAGCACTATAAAACGGTTTGACATCTACAGAAGATCCATCTGCTAGTTTAAGGGATGATAATCCCATTTCACTTAACATAGTTGGAATGATTTCTGCTGAGACGACTTCAAGTTCTTTTTTACTAATTTTGAGAGCTTCCTCTTGAAGTTTGACTTGATCTTCCATCGTTCTTAATTTTTTTACTTCTTCGGCCAAAGACTTAATATTCGAAGTTTTATCGATAACTTCAGTTTGGTCTTTTTCCATTTGGTCTATAAGTTTATTCATATTTTTTTATTTCTTCCTGTATTAGTTCTATTTCTTTTTTGCATTCCTTATATGATTGGTATATTAAACTTTTTTTTATGAATGTCAAGCATAATGTAGGAAAACTTAGAAGATTAATTAAAAAGTAAGCAATAGGAGACTCTTTTCCAAGTGCCTGCTTCACTTTGTCGCTGATAGCTATTTGACGTTCGTTTTCCAAAAACTCCTTTTCCCAGCTTTGGGCCTTTTCCAGTCTTCCTTTTAGTTTGTAATAATGCCAATCCTTATAATTCGTCATGTGTTTTAGTTCCCCACTCTATTATTTTTTGAAAATTTTTAGCTTGTATATCTAGTTTTACACCAAAGGGTCGCCATGAATTTTTCATAAGGTTTAATTCGAGCAATAACGTAGACCATTGTTTAGGACTAATATGCTCGGGTGTAATAACAATTTTATTATTTTTATTCATCTATTTCTCCTTTTTCGTGAAGATTAATTGCGATAGGGTAATATGTTTCTTCTTGTTTGTCCCATTTAAGTAAATTATATTTTCCATTAGTCATCTCGGATACAATAGAACAGGCCACTCCAATAATAGCTGGATCCCCTGTTAAAAGCAGATAATCTTTAAGAGTATAGTTTTTTAAGCCATTTCTTAATTTAAAAATTAAAGGACCCGGAGAAAAAATAATTTGAGACATTTCGGGCAATAAAAACTTAAATTTTCCATACCGAGAAGCCCCCATAATATTAATTCTAGGAGTGCCTCGTTTAGTGCCTGCAATTTCTTGAATGACATAAACTGTGGATTTAGATTCTTTTTTAAGATCTTGATAATTTATACTTTCTGACATTGACAAACAGTATAAACCATGTTAGACTTGTTGTCAAGAAAGAAAAAATGAAGTATCGATTTAAAACGAAGCCTTATCAGCATCAGCTGACTGCATTGGAAAAATCCTGGAACAGGGAAACGTATGCCTATTTCATGGAGATGGGAACAGGTAAAACTAAAGTTCTTATCGACAATATGGCCATGCTTTATGATAAAGGTAAAATTAATGGTACTTTAATTATTGCTCCCAAGGGGGTCATTAGTACTTGGGCTGTTCAAGAACTTCCAGCTCATTTAGCGACACATATAGAAGTTATAACGGTATTGTGGCAAGCCAATATTAATCAAAAACAACAATCTAAATTAAATCAACTTTTCGAATTAGGTGAAGATCTTCATATTTTAATTATGAACGTTGAAGCTTTAAGTACCCCTAAAGGAAAAACTTTCGCTGCCAAATTTTTAAGATCTCATAAATCTTTAATGGTGATTGATGAAAGTACAACCATTAAAAATCCGAAAGCTAAACGAACCAAAAATATTATT